CTCTTCTTCAATATGATTTTGATTTGATTCTGAAATATATTCTTCTACTGAAGGTAATTCTTCTTTTTTCTCTAAGAAATCCTTATAAGAAGGCAAATCACCATCTCCAAGGTAATCATTTATTGACGGCAACTCTTCTTTGGACATCTTATTAGTAGATAATACTTCGGGATTTCTCTCCCTGTGTATTATTTATCTTGTTGAGCTTGCTTCAACATTTTCTGAAGGTCAGCAGTAGATCCAACAAACAAGGCATTGTTGACTGTGGTAGGTCCTTTTTGATCTTTTTCTTCATTAACATCCTTCAGTTTTTTCTGAAGATCCATCAATTTATCTGTCGCATCAGAAACATTCTTGATGAGTTGACCAGCAACTTCATATGCTCTAGGCATTTCGCTTTCTTGAGCAAGTTCAAGAATACCGTTTATTGCTTCTTGACCTTTTTCAATAATCGAGTAGAGATTACCCCTCGTATATTCATAATCTTTACGGATATCTTCAGAGGAAGATTTAATTTGTTCGATTTTACCATCAACCTTTTCTTTTACTATTTCTGTCGGTTCAACGTCAAAGGTTTCATCCAACTTGTCATACTTTTTTGTCATAATAGTCATTAGATAAATCCACCATCGAATCCAAAGTTATCCCCAACTTCAATAAACGATGTATCGGCAACTGTAATTCCATGTACCGCTGCTCCAGAAACGTGAGTTTGGAGAGTCGTTTGATCTTTTGCTCTATCAACAGTTAGTTTATTGCCAGTGATATTTCTGACATACATCAATTCTTCATCGATGTAGATATCAGTATCTACCGTAATCTTCGTTCCATCAAGAACTTCAATTACAGTATCCTCGTCAGTAATATCTGCTGCCAAGTTAGTAACAATAACACCGTCATAATCTTTGAGTGCTCTTGGTACAACTTTATAGTTAACGTCTCTTTCATAAGATGGGGCAGATCCCTTAACAATAGATCTAGAACCACCAATATATCCAATGTTGACCTTATCAATGATGCTAGAGGATACATCTCTAACAGGACCATACATATTAACTTTGGCAGTAAATCTAAATGTATAGACTAATGCCCTTCTTGTATCAAAATTCCCCTCATAATCATCCTCCATTGTGATATTATCCATCACAATAGGAACGTTCATAATCTCATTTACACAACCGAGTACTTTAATGGGGATCGTATAACTTGGTGCGAAATAAGGAAGAATTTGTTCAGTAATTTGAAGCATATCATCATTGAGTTTTGTCATTGCTGACAACTCAAATGTCATATTATATGGTACAGGCATATATGTCTTTTTTACTTCCGTGCCATCAGCACAAGTCGCTACAAAATTTGATGTCTTTGATACTTTTCTTTCAGGATCATAAACTAGATCAATAAATTCAAATGCCATTCTCGGAAGTGTCATCTGAACAGGAGTGTTTAGTTTAGGAGTCTGTTCTAATCTTGCTAAAAACTTCTGTGTAGGACCATAAGCAAGCGGAACTTTAATCACACTCCAAACATCATCATCACCATCTTTATGTTTTATCTGTATGTCGTTGAATAACGAACCAAAAGCAATGATGGTCGATCTTAAGATCTCGTTATAAAAATATTCAAACATTGCTCTCCATTCTTATACGAATATAGTACTATTTAACCTTATTAATTGTTAAGGCATTCCGAAAGGATTTCTAGTGCTAAAATCTATAATAGAGTCTGCTTCTCTCTCTATGTTGTCGTTGTCGGCAAATGGTGTCACTTCATCATAAGATCCAACATCTGTACCAACTTTACTGACGACTCCAACTGCCCCAGATTCAGAACCAGTGATTGATTCACCGGCAACAAATTCTTTACTAACAATAGCAATCTCAAGGGTATTTGCCACAGCGTCATATTCTTTGACTCTTGCTGTTGCTCCTGATGTTCCGCCTGTTACAACTTCATTGTATACAAACGAACCACTTGAAGTTGTAACACCAATGTAAGAAGGAGCTTCAATTACAACTTCTGGTGTTAATACATACTGAGCACCAGCATCAGATAGAAGAATAGAAGTTACAAATCCAGCAGTGTTGATACTACTAATCCCAGTCGCTCTAACTACACCCTCTACTTCAGTAGAATAATTCTTTTCTGATGTATCATTGCTAATAGTGACAGTGGGTGCGGTCAAATAACCTCCTCCACCATATGTTACAGTAATACCAGTCACAATACCACAATTTTGAATACCAACCTCAACAGTTCTTGTGGTTGTAGCAATGCCAGTAGTTGAATTGTTGATAACAATTAATGATGAACCAATATTTGTTACAAATGTATCTGATGGAATAATCTGAATAGAAGGTTGTGGATGATCATATCCTGTTTCTAAACGGACTCTATCGCCAATGATCATATTGGTTGTATTGATACCAGTAATTACTGCTGAACCAATACCAATTGTTCCCGTTGTCTTGATAGAGTCATATCTAATTGTAGCAATACCAGTAGCAAGAAACTCTGTGCTGATACCACCAGGTCCTCCAACAAATACAGTTGGAGTAGATACATAACCAAATCCACTACTGCCTAAAGATATCGTATTGACGGTTCCAGCGATAGAAACTGTTGCCGTTGCTGTTGCTGCTGATGCTCCTGTAGAACCAGTGAAAGAGATAGTTGGTCTCACTGTATATCCAGCGCCAATTGTTGCTCCTGTTCCCACACACCAGGGTTTGGTGGCAGTATTGAAACCAACTGCCGTTACAATACCAAGGATTGGATGAATAGTAGCAATACCAATGGCAACTTCTGATGGTGTATCTGTTCCTGTACCTATTCCAATACTAACAGTTGGTGCTGTTGTATATGCTCTGCCAGTTGTAGTAAATGCTACTGAATTTTCATCAACACTTGATCCAACATCACCACCACCATTATCAATGGTAGCAGAAGCAAAACTAAATCCTGGATGATTAATAGTTACAGTTGGAGGACTAGTGTAAAATCTACCACTATCGCCAATTGAAACTTTCTTAACCGTACCACCTGCGAGAGAGATGGGATCCATAATCGCTGTTGCGGTAGCAGCATCTCCTGATCCAGTTGGACCAGCAAAGGTTACAGTAGGTGCTTGCTTATAATAAACACCACCTGTTGTTCCATGCGGGAACAGATAAGTAGCGATGCCAACACTAACAGTACCAGCGATTACACTTGAACCTGTTCCGATAGGATATTCAATGGTTGCTGTAGCCGCAGCACCAACATGTTTAGGTGTAGAGATGCCAACTTCGGGTGCTCTTAAATATCCTCCACCGCTATTGGCAATAGAAACGGATTGTACGGATGTGGTAGAAACAAGAATAGAAGTTCCTGCTGCTCCACTCCCTTTAGAACTATGGAATGTAACTAGAGGTGCCTCTGTGTATCCACATCCAGCGTTTGTAAGATTAATGGATATAACTCTACCGGTCTGTCCATCGCATCCAACATAGTCAAATGATAGTGAGGCGAAACCAACTGCCGTTGTGCCTCCATCTGGAGCAGATGAGAATGCTACACGGGGTGGATCGACGTAACCTTTACCCATGTTGGATAGAACAACCTTTCCAATTGAACCGCCAGTACACATACTAGCGTTAGATGTTGCTTGTGTCCCTACACCAACTGCCAAGAGTCGCAGTGTAGTGATATTTCCAATTTGTTCAATCTCATCATCAATAGTCTCAACGCCAGTATCAATGACTTCATCTTCATATCTGAACAGTTCACATCTTAACTGGTAAACGTAGTTCTTTTGAAGTTGATAGAATGGTTGTTCATGCTCTACATATTTAATTTCAAACAATCTTTCACCCAGAGGGAAGTAAATCAAATCTCCTTCTTTGGGTCTAGTTGCCAACTCAATGTTGGGTAAATTCTTAATTAATGGTGTGATATAATCTTCAAATCTTTCTCTTGAGACGATAAGTGTTAGATCATCTTTTTCCTGAATGCCAAACTTTGAGAGGATAGTACCCTCTCCAGCATATCCATCATAACTATCCACATATGCCTCAATAGGATAGGCATTGTCAAACTCTGATTGAATTACTTCTTTGATTACAGTAAACTTCGCCAGGTATTTGCGAGGCATATAATATACCTCAATACCATACATTTTAATCTGTTCATTGACCAGGCTTTGGATTAAACTCTGCTCGCCTGATGTACCGTTCTGAAAAAATGGATTAAGCATATCATCAACCAATCAAATCGAGTGGTGGTAACTCGTATGTACTCAACATCTTTGCTTTAATTTCATCGAGTTCTCTTTGTCCATCGTCATAAATCTGTCTACCATTAAATTCAATCCCACCTGGTAGTTTGACTCCAGTAAACTTCATGAGGTTTTGACCCCATTGACGCTTTATTAAGGAGGTTAGATAAGGTTTAATGAAAGAATCATTCCACACTCTTGGATAATCATTACCGTCCATTACTGACCAACAATCTATAATTATAAACTCCCCTTCCGTTAATTCTGACCAATCTACGTCAAGATACATTCTATCTTGTCTTTGGTTAAATCTAATCTGCTTATGAGTATTAAGTAAAAAGTTTATCGTTTCTATGTACCCCATGGTCATTGAATATGAAGTAAGATCATATCCAGTTGAACCACTTCCTTGTAGACCAACAATATCATTAAGCATCAACTGATATTTCAAATTAAACATTCCCGAAGATAATCCTTCATTGTATTGAAATATTTTATTAACTCCAATAATTGAGGGAGGAATTTGTATGTAATTGCTATTTTGATAGTATGTAAATGTTGTGTTAGTTCCACCCATATCAGCAGTTGCTGCGATATTGGTTATTCCTGTTGTTCCAGCGGTATCGCTAGTTGGAGCACCCGGAGGTCTTGCTTGTCCTCTTTTAATATCTTCTGCCGTTATTTGATATTTAAGATATACCTGTGTTACTCCATCAAAATGTCTCTCTTGAAAAAACTGCACCGCATCATCAACTAGATCCTGCAGTTGTTCTTCAGCAACATTGATTTCAACAACTGGAGCACCCAATTGCCTTAAGCAATAATCGATAAGTTCTTGTCTAGTGGATGGTTGCGCCATTATGAGACATTACTTTTTTACTATTTAGTTAGACTGTAGAAATTCCTGTATACACGTTGATGTTGCCTCTAGCGACACTATAAGTGCTACTTCCTACTCCCATAAAGATATCATACTCATATCTACCCTGTTTTATGGAGTTGGTGCTAGTCCTCGCAAGAGTAATTTTAAATTCACCGCTAGTGGCACCAGTGATAGATTCGGTGAACTCCGCAGTTGGCACACCAGAAGAACCAACCGCAACAGTCTTTGTCATTCTTGAATACATTGTATGGGAGGTCAAATCATAGTTTGACCTATCATTATTCAAAATCTTGAATGTCTCTTCAAAATCAACACCAGTATACATTGTAAGATTAGCACCATAGGGTGTTCTTACTGTGGGGTCAAAGGTGATTGTATTATTAGCCATTTGTTAGTGACCTTAGTAAAGATTTGATTTCATCTAAATCACCTTTAATATCATCAACTTTTTCTTCTAGTTGATCGACTCTTTCTTTTTCTGATTTGAGTCTATTTCTAGCATTCATATAGTTGGTATAGTCAGTTTTGTTTGTATTGATGATGGCTCTACTGCTTGAATCGCGGTAGAGACCATCTTTTCCTTCTACTGGTAATCGTTCCATTATACTGCGGCAATGACTCTAAAGTTTCTAAATTGCGGAACAATCGCCTGGTTTGTTGATGTTCCGACAATCTTGATTCTGAAGAAGTTGAATGGGTCTAACTCATCAATGGAGAACTTATACTCCTTAAACAAATTCAAGGAAGGTAGTTGAGTGTAAATGTCCGATTTGGGAATAAACACATCAGGTCCACCATCAGCATTAAAAGGTTGAACGACCTTTCCAAACTCATCGGTATTATTGATACCAGGGAATGGTGTAAAGATACATTCTTCCGCTGGAAGATCCTGATTAACAGCGTAGAACATTCTAACGTCATTGAAGTTAGAGACATATCCATCAATAAAGACTCTCAAAGATGTAGCAGGATTTTCAAGAACGATATTCTTAGTAACGTACATAAGACTATTAGGATCATTGGGAATATCCTTAACTCTAACGTCGTTCTTGTAGTTACTAATTGGTTGATTTGTTCTATTAGAAACAAAAATAACCGATGCATGATCTAGATCAATAGCAGGTGAAAGCCTAGCATCACTTGTATTTAAGTTTACATTCATTGTCATTGACTTTGATCCAGGCAAAGCATTCAAATAGGTTCTTTCGTTAACGGGTGAGACAACCATTCTTTGTGTTTCAAAATAGTTCTGCTCGTTCAGAGAAACCTCCTGATAACCTTTATCGAGGAATGAAACTTCTGTTCCATCAACACTAGTTTCCGAAATAGTTCTAATAGATGCGTTGAGAGAACTACCAGATGGAGAAATACTTCTAAGGTTAGGAATAACCATAGAGTATGGTAGATTGTATGTGCCTTTAGCAACAATACCACCACCTGTAGTTCTCTTAGTAAAGTAACGCGAGGAGAAAGAAGCAGAAGTAGCACTTCTATCTGTTCCACTCTGTGCCATGTTTACCTTAACGTGATAGGAGTCAATATCAATACCATTAGTAATTTGAGAATCAGCGAACAAATGCTCTTTGTTTATTCTTCTCAAGGACACACCACCAAACTCATATCTGAATACAAGTTCATTGAGTGCATGAGACGCAGGTAAAGTTCCATCTACACCTCTACTTGTTATACCAGTTAGTGTATTTCCGGCAACTCCAGTATATGAGATGATTTCATTACCAATCTTAGCATATCCAGGATTAGTGACACTAACAGGAATACCCTCAAAGTCTGCCATATTAGCGGTTGTGCCGACAGAGATAGCACTATTGGCAGTTCTACCATACTGAGATGCCAAAGCAGTAGCTGGGATGTCAGAAGAAACGTTTTGAATAGTAACTCTGTTTGTGTCAGCATACATTCCATGGTTTCTCTGGAATACCTTAAGGTGTAGTCCATCATCTTGAGGATTGACTCTCGCGTTCGCAAGAGGAACTACACTTCCACCAGTACCGACATTTACATCAGATGTAATACCCGTTTGCGTGGTGAATCTTAGATAGTTACTTGCTCCATAAAGAAGTTCACCCTGAACATTAGTTACTTCAATCTCATTAAATCCTAGGAGTTCCTGAACTGACAACTTCATATCGTTACCAATCACACCAAACCCAACTAGATTTCCTTGGACAGGTGCCAAGACATCCGCGATGTTATAACCATTACCACCAGTACTGATGGTAGCAGCAATCGCAACACCACCAAGAGTAGTAATATCTGCTTTAGCATTAATGCCATTTCCAGTGATTGAAGTAAGAGCAACCCCTGCATGTGTAAATTGACCGGCGGCAGGAGTATATCCAAGACCAGGATTTACAAGTGACATTGCTCCCGTCGCTGAACCAGCAAGTCCAACAACAGTTCCTTTGAAATCAGAACCGATCTGAATAAGGTCGGTCCCTGAAATAAGATTGTTTCCAGCAGTATTTCCACTGTTACTAATTGTTGTACCAAGACCAACATTCATTGATCTTGACTTAACAGAAATACCATTTTTGGTAATCTTTTCAAGATCCGTTGGGAGATTTGGATTAAAGAATTGAACCAGACCGTTGGAAGTAAAATTACAACGATATGCTACAAACTTAAGATCCTCATACTGACTAGGAGTCCAAACTCTGGCGTTCTGTGACTTGAATAGAGAACCAAGGAGTGGTTGCTCTGTGACCAATATCTGTCCCGCTTCTGTTGCTTGTGTGGTTACATCAGACTCACCGACTCTAGAAATCCAAACATTATATGAAGTGACATCAGAGAGAACCGTAATGGCATACTCAGTTTGTGGATTTAGATATACTGGAGATGGGAATACAAAAGACGTTGGAACTGTTCCATCTTCTGAAACAGCAACTTGACTCGGCTCAAGTACAACTTCAGAGAAAGGTACAATAACCTCTGATGGAGTTCCAAGTCGTGTTTCACGAATTTGAAGTGTGACAGGAAGATTATTATCCTTCGACTGGAAGAATAATTCAAGTCTACTAATGTATACACCTGTTTCGTCGTCAACAAAGAATGTTTGCGCCAGAGGGTCACCACGACGTGGACGTGGAGGATCAGGACGGCGTGGTGGATCTGGTGGTCTTGGTGGTGGAGGTGGGGGTGGTATTCTTACTGCGTTAATATTTTGTACGATACTTGTTTGATCAGTTTCACCTGCTAAGACTCTTGTTTGAGGGTCAAAGTCGATAGTGTCAACGGAAGCATTTCTAAGAGAAAGTGTAACTTCTTGAGTATTATCAAGATCTCCTTGAGAATAAAAGATTTCTTCAGCACTAGAAGAAACTGATCCACTAATGTTAGAATTAGTGGAACTACTGCTTAGTTTAAAGTTAGATCTACCAGTTTCAAATGTGGGATTGGCAGTATTGGAAGAATCTGGAACTCTATACGAACCAATTACAGTACCAACTCGGTCTGTAACAAGTGCTAATCTAGAAACAACTGCTTCTGCTCCACTTGTCTGACCTCTAAGGATCATTCCCTGTTGAATATATCCAGAGAACTGAGATTGATCTTCAGCGGCAAGAGTATCAGTATCAACATTCAGAAGTGTTGATGACTCTGTATATGCTGTAGCAATTGATGAAGTTCTATCATAAGGATTACTATCAAAGACATCAGATGGTTCATTGAAAGAACCATACTTATGATTAGCAACACACGTTCGGAATGTAATAGAAGCAGAACCCGCAGATGACGACTCTTCTGTATCTAATGCCGACTGCATTACACCTACTACTGTTTCACCTGTCTGGAAAACTCCAGATGTCATATTAATCTCAATCAGTTTTGGAACAATAAATCTATTAATATCTACTGCATCAAAGAACGAATACATTCTTGTGAATGGTTTCAGTCTCTTCGCAGTAAACTTAATATTGCGAGATCTCATAAAGTGAATGATCTCTCTATTCATCACTCTATTGCCAAGACTTTCAGTATTAATTACTTCATTAACTGTTTGTTGACTACCAGTTCTTTGTTGGTTTAATGAAACAGATCCATCAAGAACAATGCTCTCAACAGTAGTTCTAGCAGAATCGATTCTATTATTACTAACACCTTGTGACGCAAGTATAGCATCACCATTTCCTTGATCTCCACGCGCTGCTGCTGCGTTTAGTGATTCTGTTCTTTGTGATAGAGAGATATCGAGTTGAGCACCAACGGTCTCCCAAGAATCCCAAACAACAGGAGCAACACCAATTCTTGATCCATCTTCGGCAGTTTCTACTTCTGCATCAATCAAACTAGCAATACTTGAAAATGCTCCTTCTTGAAGAACATCACGCACTTCAAGTTGATTTGTATCAATCCAAACATCAACAGATGGCTCAAGATCAATTGAACCATTGTAAAAATTAACAAGGAAAGGAGTTACATTTTCAACTCGTGTTGCGAATGGTTGCTCCAACCAGTTAGTGTCATTATAATCAAGAGTGAGCATATTGCCCGTTCTACGGACACCAGCACCAAAGATACTGTTTCCAATGCCAAGTTGTAGATTAAATGATGTCGTATAGTGAGAAGGTCTAAGAATTTTCTTCTTAGGATCAACAGAGTTTCTAATACCAATGCTATCATCTTGTGGAATTCTAGTTGAGAAATTATCAACAAAAATACCTGACTTAAATCTATTCAGACCATTCGTATCAGGAACGAACGTATTAAGTGTTGATTGCTCAAGATTATTCAATGAAGTATAGTACTCAAGATTCTTAACTCTTTGTTCAATCTTAGCGATATCCATCATCTGATATCTTTTGTGATCGATAAAGTTTAATCTGGCATCTTTTACATTATAAAGATAAGCAGGCATAAAGATGTTAGCAATATTCAGACCATCAGAGATTGGTGTTGGAAGTTTGGGAACGTCATCGGGAGAACCAGTTACGATAGAGAATGAACCGTACTTATTAACATAAAGTCTATCTGCTCTTGCCAGATAATAATTATATGAGAGTGATAATGATTCATCAGACGCCAAAACGTTCTTTGAACTATGCTGACCTCCATTAAAGTTTCTTCCGAAGAATTCAAGAGGAGATCTTGTACCAGCAGCGACACTGTAATTACTTACGCGAGGTCTAGCATCAACAATATCAGTTACTCTTCTACCATTGACAAGTGAGATTTCTTTAGAGTAATTGAAAGAATTATATGAATTTACCGTGGTGATATCTCCAGTATCTCCACTCTCATAATATGCATTAGAGAAATATACTTTAAGTTTTCTAGAGGGTGCGGGGAAATTACCTTTTCTAACAATTCT